CGCCCAGTGGTCCGTTGGAGGATGCTGATGACACGAGCTCTTGAACAGCGCCGACCGCAGGCTCCGGGGATCCGCCAGTTTGGCGACCTGCCGCCAGCCACGTCGACCATGGACATGAACCGTGCCCTGGAGTTAGCGGGCGTCGACGAGCCCGAGCTGGTGTTGCTCGCGTCGACCACCTTCAAAGAGTGCTCGTCGATGGAAGAATTGATCACGTTGATTGCCACGGTGCGACGGCGTGGGCTCGACCCGCTGCTCAAGCAGGTCTACTACGAGCGCTTCGGGGGCGAGAGCAGCGGGCCCTCGCTGCACATCGGCATCGACGGCTTGCGCACGATCGCGGTCAAGACCGGGCGCTACGTCGGCGCGGGCGAGCCGCGGTTTTCCGACGTCTACGACATGCGCGTCGACGATCGCGGCGGGACCAAACCGGTGCCGGCGAAGTGCGTCGTCACGGTGTTTGCCAACAATGGCGGGCGCGTCGGTGCGTTCGAGGGCGTCGCCTTCATGGACGAGTGCTACCCCGGGCCCGGACCGCGGGGACGGATGTGGCGGAATCGACCGCGCAGCATGCTTGCCATAGCCGCCGAACGGCAGGCCTTGCGGCGCGCGTTCCCGTCCGAGACGGGTGGGCTGGCGGACGTCGACGAGGGCGAGCAACCCGTGGCACCGGTCATTGTGAGAGCGTCGGAAGTGGAGACGGCGGCCCGGGCGGACGAGTACACGCGCGTGCTCGGCGAGGGCGTGTATGCAGTCGATACGCGGACGGGCGAGGTGCTGCAGCGTGATGCGCAGCTGTCACGCTCCAACGCCCAGAGCCCAGAGGTTGGGAGCGGCACATCCTTCGGAATGCCGCTGCAGGACCCGCGGGCTGCGGCGATCGTCGAGCAGGCGCATGCTGCGGCCCAGGCGCGGGACGAGACGGTGGCCCAGCTCACCCGCGGGCAGTTACGGGAGCGCTGGGGATTGCTGACGGGCAAGGCGCGCGACCTGGGCGTCGAATACGTGCCGATCAAAGAATCGATCAGTGACGCGGACGCGCTCGTCGCGGTCGAGGACCTCGAGCGGCGGGTGCGCGAAGCGGAGGAGGGTATCGTTGGCGAACCCCAGCAGCGGCTGGAGGGCGTCAAGTGACGGTCGTGGCTGACCACCTGCGCGCGCGGATCGAGGCTCACCCCGCGGCGGCATTCCTGCAGCCGTGGGAAATCCAGCGCATTGCGGAAGCCTATGAGCGACGCGGGGATGTGTCTACAAGGGACACGCCAAAGCGGAGCGGTCTCGATGACTACCTGACTGCCTGGTGTGATTGTTTGCGCGCTCACCACTACGCGGGGTGGAAGGATGGCACTTGATCAGCAACTGGCATTGCCTGGCACCGTGTCGCGCACGGGCATGGAGTTGCAGCCAGGGCTCAGCAAGCAGGAATGGCTCGAGGTGGGTCGCAAGTGTGCACTGCTGGATCGTGCGAATTGCTGGTGGATCGGGGATTTTCTCAACTACGGCGAGCACGAGTACGGCGATACGTACACCGAGGCGCTGGTGCTGTTCGAGCGCGAGTATTCCACGCTCGTCCAGCTGAAATCGGTCGCCGCGGGATTTGAAATAGATGATCGATCATCGAATCTGACGTGGACCCACCACCTGGCTGTGAGTCCACTCGAGCCCGACCTGCGCCAGCACTGGCTGGGTCTGGCTGAAGAAAATCACTGGAGTGTGCGCGAGCTCAAGGCGCGCATGAGAGCCGCGAAGGCGAAACCGCTACCAACGCACAAGCCGCTGCTCCGCTTCTGTCAAGACCTGCCGACGCCGATCATCATTGCGCAGATCCTCCGCGTGTACTTTCCGGAGGCCGAGACCGCCCTGGACATGACAGGCGGTGACGGCGGCTTCTGGGACGGCTCCGAGCTGCTGGCCGTCACGCGACTGATCGTCGACCCCAGCAATGCCCCCGACGGCACAGAGGACTTCCGCTCGCTGCCGCACATTCCGGATGGACACCACGACGTGACGATCTTCGATCCGCCCCACTTGGCCGAAACCGGGCATTCGGGGGGGATCATGGGAGGGAAATTCGGCACGTATGACGACATGGCCGAGATGGAGCATGCCATCCGTGCCGGTTGCGGCGAAGCGTGGCGCATTGGCCGATTGGGCACCGTCATCAAAGTCACGGACCACGTCCACGGGCAGCAGTACGTGCTCGAGAGTGACTGGGTGCGGGCCGCGATCGGACGGCCGCCGTTTGACGAGGTGTACCAGGTGCGCGACCACGCGGTGATCGATCCGAAATGGGAGGACCAGCTGAGCGCGTACAACAACGGCTCCACGTATTTGATCTTTCGCAAGGACGGCGCTCGTCACGACCGGAAATCCCGCAAAAGCAAGCAAAGGTAGGCCCCGATGCGATGCCGTGGGCGCGATTTGAAGACGACTATCTCGGCAATAAGAAACTCGCGACGCTGTCGACGGCCGCGATTGCGCTGGACATGGCCGCCATTGTCTACTCAGCGCGAGAATTGCGCGACGGGCAATTGAGCGTGGCGGACGTGCAGACCGTGGCAGCCTTGATCCACCTGAAGCACTGGGTGCCGGCGGCGACGGACCTGGTGCGTGTCAACCGCTGGGCGTGCCACGACGGCACGTACAGCATCCACGACTACCTGGACTACCAGCCGTCCCGCGAGGACGTGCTCCGCGGCCGCGAGCAGGGCCGCGATAGGAAGCGTCGCGCCGCCAGAGTTCGCTGGGATTCCGGCCGGAATCCTTCCGGAAACGCGCCGGATTCAGCGCGGATTCCGGATGCTCCCGTACCCGGTCCCGGTCCCGTACCCGGTCCCGGAATTCCGACTACGTCGGAATCCTTCACCCCCCTACCCCCCTCAGCCGAGGGGGGCGCGCCTCCCAACGGCGCGAATTCGGCTTCGCCGAACGAGAAGACGAACGACGCCTGCTGCCTGCTCGGCGAACTCAGCCACGGTGTGCAACACTCGAACTCGTGCCACGCGGCGGTCTCGTCGTGAGCGACTGTGTCCAGTGCGGCTCGCCGATCCCTGAGCACGGGTACCCGTTGCCCAGCGCCGTCATCGAACGCTACTGCTCGGTCCGCTGCGCCCGCCTGCAGCTCGCCACGCTGCGCGAGTTGATGAACTCGACCCCACACCGCGCCCTAGGCCTGCCCGAATGGCACGTGCTCGGCACCGACGTCGCCTCCGACCTTGAGCGCCTCGCCCAGCTCACCGTCACCCCATGAGCGTTCGTGACCCTGAGTCGTCCCAACGCTGCAGCGCTCACAAGCGCCTGGGTGGCGTCTGCGGCCAGTGGGCGATGCGCGGGCAGGCAGTGTGTTTTCTCCACGGCGGAAAGTCGCCACAGGCCCTGAAAAAAGCTGAGGAACGCATGCGGGAACTGGTGCATCCGGCTGTCAGCTCGCTGGCACGCCAGATCGAGAAGGACGAGTTTCAGGCAGTGCGGTACGTGCTGGATTACGCCGGATTCAAGGCGGTGGAAAAACTGGAGTCCAATGGAGACACCACGGTCCATGTGGTGTTCGACGACATGCCTATTGTCACTCCAACTCGCTCACTGACTAATGGCAACGGAACGCACGGTTAGACTCGCGCGCCCGCATCCGGCGCAACTCCAGATCCTGGAGGAGCAGCGCCGCTTCAATGTGGTGGCGCTCGGCCGGCGCGCCGGAAAAAGCAAGCTCGCGCAGCACGTGCTCACCCAATGCGCGCTCGAGCACCGGCCCGGTGGCTATTTCTGCCCGACCTACAAATTGCTGGAGGAGTTCTGGCGCGAAATAAAGCTCGTGCTCGCGGAAGTCATCACCGATAAATCCGAGCAGGAGCACCGGTTAGAAGTGCTGGGTGGTGGCGTCGTCGAATGCTGGAGCATGGACACCGGCGACCCGGCGCGCGGCCGCCGCTACCGCCGCGTGGTCATCGACGAGGCGGCGATGGTGCCGCGGCTGATGGACATCTGGGCCCAGGCGATCCGTCCGACACTCACCGACTTCGAGGGCGACGGCTGGTTTTTTTCTACTCCGCGTGGGCTGAACGATTTCTTTCGGCTGTTCAATCGCGGCGCCGACGAGCTCGAGCCCGACTGGATGGCGTGG